GTCTTATCAATCCAGCTTCGGTTGCCTGGGAGGCTGTACCATATTCCTTTGTTGTGGATTGGTTCAGTAACGTAGGGCAAGTTATTGCTTCTATGTCTGACTTCGCGGGTTTGGACCTTGTGTCCTCATACACGACAGTCTCCCTTGACTTACAACTTTCCGGCTCAGCCGTAACCCTTCATGGTCCGGATCCTTGGGATTCGGCCTCTGGAGGGGGCAGGCTGTTTAAGGTAGGTAGGAGTGCCGGCATTGCCCGGCCTACTCTCCGTCTGAAACCTTTTAAAGGTTTCAGTCTCACTCGTGGTACAACGGCAATTTCGCTGTTGCTACAGAAACTGTAGTGAGTTAACTTCTTTCGGAGTCTTTTATGACTGCAGCAGCAGATATCACCGTCAAAAAGGCGGATGGCACCACTGACATCATCTGGAGTGTCCTGGCAGGCAGCGGGGGTGATAATTCCCCCGCTATCTGGCGGTCCAACACGGCGATCGGTACGATTGGTCAGAGGCCGACTTTTCAGATCTCCTCGAAGTGGAACGGTCCTCGGACCGCCCGCCGCGTGGATTTCGTTGGGTCGTTTCCCTCTGTCTATACGAACTCGACGACGGGTCAGACCGAGGTGCGTGGAACGATTCCTGTGACCGTCTCCTTCGGAGTCCCGGTGAACATCGCATCGGCAGATCTCAACGAGGCCGCAGCTCAGCTGTGTAACCTCGTTGCTTCTGCCCTTGCGAAGGGCGCCGTTTCCACTGGTTACGCTCCGACTTAACGTCGGATTCGTCACAGTCACCTCCACTCATCTAAAGGATCACTTTGATGAAAACCTTATCATCCGATTTGGGTGATATTGTCCTGGCACTTTGCTCGGACATCGCCACTCCTCGTTCCTTAACCGTTTCAATGCTGGTTAAGTATCAGGAGTGGGATCAACTCGCGTCTTTACGGATTGATCCCAAACACTATGAGAATTCTAAGTCCCTATGGTGTGATACCTTAGTGACCGAGCTTCTCCGTAAGATGGAAGATCTCCCTACCACTTTCGACCGTAAGGCCGTTAGTGAGGAGGCTTTCCTTTCTTGCGAAAAACAGTGTTTTAGTAGCAACATGCGACTTGAGAGGCTTCTGTACCCGGGTGATTATTATCACTCGGCCAGTGACCTCTTGGCGCGCTCGATTTTCGAGCGTGCTAGAAATCTAGTCGCGTCTGTCTTGGGCCCTTACCCAACATCGTTTATCGATGGTAAGTTTGGCCCTGGTGCTACGTTCGGCGATAAGGGTGGTCAGTCGACCATACCTGACAAGATGTCATCAGAACCCACTTTGACACCGTCCGCTTGGACCTCCTTATCTTCTTGGAGGTCTACAGCATGGGCTCGCGCCTGTGCTGTGGACGGGAGATCGCCGAAGGTGATTAACGGGAATCGTTTTACAACGGTTCCAAAAGATTGTACTAAGGACCGCGGCATCGCCGTGGAACCTAGTATAAACGTCTTTTACCAGCTTGCCATTGGCAAGTTGATTCGTTCACGCCTTCGCCGGGTAGGTATTGACCTAACCGATGGGCAGGATATCCACAGGCGTCTTGCCTGTGAAGCCTCTGACGAGGGCCATCTTGCTACATTAGATCTCTCAAATGCGAGCGATACCATTTGTAAGAATCTTGTCGAATTCTTACTTCCCCAGACTTGGTTTTCGGTCCTTAATGATCTTCGATCATCTAAGACCCTTTTCAAGGGAAAGTTTCTTTTCCTTGAGAAGTTTTCCTCCATGGGTAATGGTTTCACCTTTGAGCTTGAGACTTTGATTTTTCATTGTCTCACTGTTGCATGCTGCGAATTACGCATGGAAAATCCTTTCGTGTCCTGCTATGGAGACGATCTGATCTTCCCAACAGAGTGCTCTGAGGATGTGATGGCTTTCTTAAAGTTGGCGGGATTCACTGTAAATACTCGTAAGAGTTTTACATCTGGGTCCTTCCGTGAGAGTTGTGGAGGTGATTATTTTAAGGGTGACCCCGTAAGGGGCCACTATCTTAAGATGTCACCTGCATCTCCCTCTGACTTTATCTCTCTTGCGAATGGTCTTCGACGTTCCGCTACGGAAAGTCGTTTCCATTTGGTCTATCGTGCATGGCGTAAGTGTCTAGACCGGCTTCCGGTCCAGATACGATCTTGTCGTGGGCCTTCAGCCCTCGGCGATCTCGTCGTGCACGATAACGAGAGTCGATGGCATCTTCGCCATCGGAACTCCATCAGGTACGTACGTGTTTGGAGGCCTGCCAAGTTTCGAAAGATTCCTTGGAAGTACTTCAAGCCGGACGTAACCCTCGC